TTAGGCGTAGAGACATATTTAGCCTGTTTTAAGTCCATTGCATGTCCCACTTCAACTCCATGGAGAACACGCCTTAAAACGCCGTTAGAAGCCTCAGAATGGGCACTTCTGCCAGCCCTATGAGTGTGTCCCATGATGACATTCTGACCATGGCGCTTGGCTTGGTTTAGGGCAGATAGTCCAGGGTTAGGGTTAAGTCCACCTAAGTCACCGTGAATGGCGATCCAGCCTTTAGCGATAGGCATCGGGTCTTTCCAGAATTTTACATCCATCTCATCAAGCTTCAAAAACTTCTCAAATCGTAATTCGGGCAAGGATAAGAATGCTGGTATTTTCTTCATAATTACTTTGTAGAGTCGATCCGTATGGTTACTGCGAACCATGTGGGCTTCCTTGGAATACTCAAAGAGCGACCAGAGAACATCGACTGTTCGATCGCGATCCTCAGCTAGTGTTTGTTCGTACCAGCCTGGGGTGTTTTCGGTCCATCGGCTAATTTGTGGGAGATCAATTTCATCTCCGATAGTAACGACAGCATCGGGGCGAAACGCTTTAATAAATAAACTGAGATTGCGTACAACATGGGAATCTTCGTAGGGACATTGCAGGTCTGGAATGACTACGGTTCGCTTCATTAGTCCTCATCATCATCTTCATCATAAGTGTGCGGAATTAGATCGGGCTTAGGAAGTATCCAGTCAGGATAAGCAGATGGCTCAGTAATTATTCCGAGGGCTATATCAACATCGAAGCCAGCGCGGCGAAGCGCCCTATACATTTCTTGCAGGCTAATTGCCCAAGCATCGAGAGCTGAATAAGTGTCTAGATCGATAACCTTCTTGCGAGCCATGGATAAAATTATCGCTCTAGAAGTATGTTATATATCTCATCGACACGCGCATTAAGTCTTTTGATCTCCGACAGCAAGTGAGTGATCACATAGCCAGCCAAGCCACCCACTATCGCAAGTGTGGCAATATAGAGATTTAAGTAATCTGTTGGTGTCATTTTTTAGGGGTGGCATATCCAAACATACCGGCAACAACCGCGCCCAAGATTGAGCGATAGTTTAGATCGAAGTTAGAGGTTGTTCCCCAAACCGCTAGGAATGCGCCGATTGAGATAACTGCTGGATGCTTCATGTTCATATTGTCTCTCCTAGTTTGGCTAATTCTTCTTGATGGATTGTGATTGCGTTATCAAGAATGGCTAGGGATGAGTTAGCAGCATCGATTACTTCTTGATTATCGCCAGCCATCTTCTTGTTAATTTCATGCTGATAAGCCTCTGAGGCAAACTGGGCAATACGCTCTCCTAGGATTGCCTTCTTCTGCTCGGTGGTAAGTAGTGCTGAGTAGTCCATTGGTTTTCCTTAGTTTGAGTAGTACGGAACTTTGACGGTAGTGCCAGCGATTTGCATAGTGATGTAGCCAGTTACTAGGGCAGGTGCAGCGATTGCGCCGCCCGTTGCGGTTGCAGATGTGTTGCCAGATATGAAGTTAATTGTTCCACTTGCATTAATAGAAGTAACAGCATTAAATGAAGTAACACCAGTAGAAGTAAGTCTTACGGTATCACCTTGATATGTTCCCGATGAATTAAATCTAGAGAAAATTCCATCACCGCTTGAGTCCATAGCAAAGGTGTATCTATCAGTACCATTGATTTGAAATCTTATGCCGCTGTAGTTAACGCCTGTGCCTTGACTAACAACAATAAAAGTGTCGGTTGTAGAAGATAAGGCAATTTTATGAGTAGAGTTTGAATTTGTTAAAGCAACGCTACTACCTGCGCGAAGTCTGCCATCACTTGAAATGTTTGCTAATACTGTTCCAGCGCTGTTTTGCCATTCTTGAAGATTGGCGGTTTGTGAGGCTACGCCTTTAACTACAAAACCAACAATAGTTGATGTTCTTGTATTAACTGAAATAGAACCACCTGGCGCCGTTGAAAGAAACGCGCCGTTACCTGCAACGTCTGTAAGTCCAGCAGTAAGTACGTACCCAGAAGATAAGACGGCTGCTATAACACCACCGCCTGAATTTTGCCATTGTTGAATATTGGCAGTTCCAGTAGCATTTGCTTTAACAATCAAGCCGACAGATGAAGCGACAGCATTGATTTGTTGCGGGCTATTAGTAAATGTATTTGTTGTATTTAGCAAAGCAAAGTTTGTAGTACTAATACCGATATTGGCAGCTGATGAAGTGCCGCTATTAGTGATCGGGGCTGTTACCGATACAACCCCTGATGAACCATCTGCCCCTGTTGCGCCAGTAGCTCCAGTAGCTCCAGTAGAACCTGCTGGGCCAGTCTCGCCTTTATCGCCTTTATCGCCCTTGATACCCTGTAAGCCAGTTGATCCAGTTGGACCTGTTGCGCCTTGCGCACCTGGATTGCCTTGAGTTCCCTGTAAACCTTGTGGGCCAGTTGGGCCTTGTGGCCCTGTAGGACCTGCTGGGCCTGTTGGTCCTGCTGGACCGCCTGGATCGCCTTGATCTCCCTTTTCGCCCTTGGGACCAGGAAAGAGGTTATTAGAACTAATCGTTACGCGACCCATTACTTAACTCCGATCAATGGAATATCGAACGGAAGATCATGAAGATCCCCAGCCAAAGTAAAAGAGATATGAGCGTGATGGTTATGCTTGTTAATACCAGTGTAAGTACGCCATTTCCAAAGCGACTTTGCCGAAGCGATTTTTCCATTGAAGATAATATAAGAGAATCGCTTGAGTTTGTCAGACTTTGCATAGAGTCGAATCTGATCAACCAAATCGGGCATGATGTCGGGCTTGGCTTTACCGGATAAATCGCGGTCAACATCGATGGCAAATACGACACCGTTAGCATCTGGATTATGATCAGACTTGCGAGAACTATGTCTGAGGTCCCCGACCCACCCATCGCTAGTCGTATCACGATCGGCAAACGATCGGTTGATTTGGTCACGAAGGATCACGCCTGATTTGCATAGTCTTGGTTTCATTAGCCGATGATCGCCTGTGCCTCAGCAAGGTTGAGTCCAAGTGCCTCAAGTTTAGCAATAGCCGAAGCCTTAGCAGCTTCTTTGGCTTGGACTTCAGCCACTTCAGCAGCTTCTAAACGCTTGATTTCATCATCGATCTGCTTTTTAGTTGGAGTAGTTACCCCTTCTGTATGCCAGACAATTGTCTTAATATCATCGTTATTCATTGTGAATTCTGTGCCTGGACGAAGTGATGCGATTGCTCTAAATATCATACGAGTACCTCTTGAAGAATGATCGATGTATCGCTGCCGCCAGCAGTTGCCGAAGTTCCTGTGCCAGTCTTTTGAAGTTGAAGTTTGTAAGTTGTTGCTGAAGTAGTTGCTGGTGAGTCAAGATACATTAACGCGCACTTAAAGCCATTAACGCCAACGGTAGTAGTTATACCAGTTAAGAAGTTATGAACGCCGTAATCATAAACAGCAGTTGAACCGCGGACTAATCGATATTGAGCACCTGGAGCACCGTTGAAATTGCCATCAGTTGCACCCTTGAAATTTATCATGACTAGGATTTTGCTAGTGTTAAGAGTTGGAGTGATGCTTGCGGTTATATCCGTTGCATCGACATAGGTTGTTGAAGCCGTGATTGTGCTAGTGGTAGTAATTGCCTGAACTACCTGACCGATTCGAGGGGTTGAAGATACTGTTCCCCAGACGAAATCCATGTCTGTATTAGTAGCCTTTTGAAGAACCTGCCCAGTAGTGCCGCCCTTGAAATCGACCATAGAAGTATCGATCGCTGATCCAAGGGTACGGATAGCCAGAGCGCCATCCTTGACATAGCCTGTGTTATCAGGCGTAGTCCAGCCGAAGTTAGTTGTTGTTGCCACGCTTACCCCTAGTCATCGTAAGTAGCCCATTGTACCGTAGCCCCAACGCCATTCCATGTAAGAGCCGCTGAGACATCTTGCCATCGGGTTGGAGTGAAGCTGTAGGTGTAGTCGGTCGTATTAAGTGTTGCCATCATTTCGTATTGATTGATTGAGAATGTATAGCCTTCAACGAAGCCACGATAAGTCGTGTTCTTCAAAGCGATTGGTAGCGTTGTAATCTCGATTGGTTCGCCCATGCTCATGTTAATCAGGAAATCTCGAAGCGCATCGCTGACATTGGTCGAGTTAACTGGGATAGTAAAAGAGCTAAGGGAAGTTCGTGGATAGGCTCGAAGGGTTACATAACGATCTGCCTGAGTCTGAGCATCTGCGGCATTGTGCAGGGTAGTAGAGATCGATCCATCCACCTGGCCGAAGTCTGAAATACTTGTTGCATCTGTAGCAGTCTTGCTTCCTGAATGATAGGTCAAAGTTAGGTTATTTAGGATGTCTGCCAAAGTCTTCTGGCTTGAGACATTGTTCCAAAGAATGTAGCCATTTGGAATGACTGTGTAGCCGTTAGCCTTGGCATCGTTTGTGCGGCGAGACTCGTTAGCAAAGCCCACCTTGCCTAGAGAAGTCTCATAGATATATCCGAAGGCTTGCTGGCCAAAGTCAGCAGCTAGTGAATAGGCATCTGCCGCGCTTCCAGTTCTAGCAGCAAATTCATAGATGGCTGGACTATCTACGACATCGATGGTTTGTCCGGCATCGTTGAAGATGCGAGTCATGCGAACCGTATCCATTTCCTTAGCCCAGTTGGATGAGCCGATGATCTTGCGAGACATCTGGGAGAATGGCCCTACCGCTGTGATTGTCTGAACTGCGTTAGTTCCAATAGTTCCTGATCCAGCCAGGTTATTGTCCACGCTAGTAATCTTGCCTGTGAAGATTGTGACATCTGTTCCAGCAACATTCTTAACCTTGATTGCCACGATGTTATTCATCTGAAAGTCATAGTCTGTGCCAGCAGTATTAAGGATGGCTATCCGAGCATAAGAAGATCGAGCCTGTTCCCATACTGAAGTGCGGCCATAAGAAATCTGGACATCGGCCAAGGTGATCGACTTACGATCTACACCATCGATCGAGATTGTTGCTTGAGGAGTCCAAGGCATTACGCACCCACCAGAAGCGATGCTCCAACCTTGTTGAATGTTCCTGAAAGGGTTGCTTCGCGGTTGAGGATTTGAGTTATCTGACGAGCAGTAGAGATCGGATCGATTGCGCCATTGACGGTGATGTTGATGACATTAGAACCGCCACCCATTGAGCCATTAGGAATGATGTTTCCTGAGCGAGATGGCGTAAAGAGTTCTGGGCCTTTCTCGCCTACGAGATAAGTTGTCCCTGCCGATACCGGACCACCAGCTGCTCGACCGCCGCCGAACATTCCACCGATAGCACCGCCGATCTTTGAGCCAAGGTTAATCAGAGTTCTAAATCCATCGATCAAGTCTGCAACGAGATTGACCACGACCGAAAGAGCGATACCGATTCCCTGAATGGCTAACTTAAGAGCCCCACCGAAATAGGGAGCAAGTACCTTGAGGAAGTCCAGTAAAGCCTTGAATGATTCTTTATTATCTTCTACGGCATCTTTAATCTTATTGAATGCAAATCTAAGTCCCTCTAGAACTGGGCCAAATACACTCTTAACAAAATCTACATAAGTTGATAGGGCTGACTTGATCCCCTTTTCTCCACCGATTGAACTGATAAAAGATTGAACTGCTGGGATAACTTTATTAACGATCCCTGAGATTAGGGGAGTTAGGCCATCAAGAATGTACGACCCGACTTGCTCTTTACCTTCATTAAATGCAGCCTTAAGTCGATCCATCTTGCCAGCAAAGGTCTCGGCTTGGATTGATGATTGTCCGGCAAAAGTTTTAGAGAGAGCCTGCTGTGCTGCATCAAAATCTTTAGACTTAATTATGTTTTCATCGATGCCGCCACCTAGTCTCTTAAGAGCTGTGAAGTTACCATCGTGAGCCTTTGCTAAGGCTTCTGAGACTGTCTGTAGAGACTTGCCTGTACCTGCTGCGATATTGAGAGCTAGTGTCTGAAGTTCTTGAGCCTTTTGAACATCGCCAGTTGATCGAACTAAGCGATCTAAAGATGGGCGCAGTTCATCATCTGTAACGCCTGTTGCTAAAGTAGTCTTGAGGATGTAATCCTCTGTAGCCTTGATCTGGGCATCTGTAGCGCCAGTAACATTCTTA